GACCAAAACAAGCTTGCAAGGGCACAAACTTGTCTCGTCGACTGCTGACGCATGCGTCAAACAGCGGGTGAGGTGTGACAGGGGTGCGAACACGTATCACCTTACCGCAACGAATCCGAGACACTCGCGTCGAGTTTTCCACTTCCACTATAACCGATCAAGGTTGCCCCTCCTTTCGGGAGGGATCTAATTCGTTTTCATTTGTACCTCGCCGCGGCGTCGGGGACATGCCGACCCCAGAGCTCCCACTATCACGTCCATACGACGTCAGCAGCTCTCGATAGCACTTTGTCATTGGCCACCGAACGCATTCCTTCCTTTTCTTTTCTCCACCACCGTTCCCTAAGTTTCGTGCAAAGACTGCACTCGTCCCACTCCAAATAACCGTCACGAATGGTTACTGTAGTGTGGAGACCGAGAAAGCAGTCCACGATACTCTCCGGAATGGCGGGGCTCTTCTTCTCCGGCCACTCGTGCAATCTCTGACGTGCCTGAACGGCCAACTCGCGCCCTCGCCTGGAAGGGGAGGCTTTGAGTTGGCGTTGCACGTCCAAAAGAGATTGCTTGGGTGGTCGTTCGTATCCTCCCATTTTCCATGTCGCCTCCACAACGCATTCTGCTATCTCCTTGTCCTCCAAGTATTCTTCGGCCTCCGGGCACGCCATCATGGACTGATGGAATCCCGCGGGACGGCGTGGAATATTGTACTCGTGCACGACTCGTCTCTTCTCTCTTCTCCATAAAGGCAATGGCACCTGATGCTGTCCAAGAACAGGCAATCTGAAGCCAAGCTTATAGAGGGAGCGTCTCGATCCGCGGATCTTGAAACTCCAAAAAGAGAGTAGGTGACGCGTGAGTCGAGCACGCAGAGGAGAACGAGTAAACTCGCGAGAAAGGTTATGGAGGACCTCCGGCAACTCCCTCACATCGGTTTGGTGAATCCGCATTTTCACAAACGGGATCTTTTTAAAACTTCCGGTATAATACGTTGAATTCATAGTCAACAACTTCCGTGAAAAAGCCGTTTTCTTTTCGTTCAATTTCATACCGAGAGCCGGCACCACAAGCCGAGAGAGGGATACCCAATCCTCCCCAGCCTGGACTAACAAATCGTCGCCATTTATCAACTTCGGCGTCTCAAGGCCCATCATACGGTCCACCCACGTAGCAGCGCACCAATTCTGGAGGCAGAGGAGAGGGAAACTTAACAAGTTTCCCATCAACTGGCCAGTAGTTGGTACAAAGCACTTGGGTCCCGTGATAAGGGGTCTGAGAGATTGTTTAGCAGCAGAAAGGAGTGGTTGGATAACCGGGAGAGACAAGGCCGAAAGCTCATCCAAAATTGCTTCCGCTACTTCAATCGGGAGATTGTCGGTTGCTGCTGTGAAATCAGCCGAGAAGTAGGTCTTATGGGGGTCGAAACCCGCACCGGACAGACTTGAAGGCTTGAAATCGCCGCGCAGTAACCAACGCTCGCGACTAATAGTATCGTACAGCAATGAATGGAGAGGCCGCAGGAGGAGATAAGAACTATCGTTCTTCACCAGCGGTCTTGGTCTCCCAGCGTCCTTCGCCACCATAAAAGCGGGCGTGTGGATCAACTCTGGGTCCAAGACCTCTGACAAATACTCTTCCCTCTTCCCGTGCCACTCTGCGTATGCTCCACCATCCCGTCTCGAACTCAAAAGAGTCGACGTCAATGGGGGCACGACAGAACGGGCACGTTTATTAATGCTCTTTTCCAATACACCTTTTGGAAACAAACTGCGAATCTGAGCGCGAACATGACTCAGATACCCTGCTGGCAGGGATAATTTCTCATTTGTTAACCTCGAGTGCATCTCGTCGAAGAGTCCGTCCTCTAAGCAGCTGCATGAATCCGGGAATCCTTTCGGAACCGAATTTAGTGCAGCGCTTATGGCGAGCGAATCCTCGAAAGAGCGCGAAGGGAAAGGGTTTGAGTCAGACAGGATCTGAACAATAGGAGCCGAAAGAAAAGACTTGACTTCATTAAGATATTGCTTGCAACTATGACCTTTAGCGTCGTTGCATTGAGGAAGCTCTATCTTATAAAGTCGAGAAAGAAAAGAAATGGAACTGTTAGTGGTAGTCCAAACCCTGTGCCGAAACCTTTGACAGGCTTCTTGTGCCACCGAGGTGACGCCGATAGTTTCATTTGATATTGGGACAGTTGACAGAAACATCCCGTGAAC